GTCTCGCGCGCGTGTCTCCATAACGAAATGAGAAAGGGTGAGCGGTAATGGGTCGCCCGCGATTGCCGACGAAGGTCCTGACGATGCGCGGCTCGTTCGAGAAACATCCTGAGCGCAAGAAGGCGCGCGAGGGTGAGCCGGAGGTGTCGCGCGGCATCGGCGATCCCCCGAAGCAGCTCAACGAGGCGGAGCAGGCGCGGTGGGCGGAGATTCGGGACTGGGCGCCGTGGCTCACGATCGCGGATCGCCCGCTGCTCGAGCAGACCGTGCGGCTGTGGATGTTGGACCGCAGTGGCAAGGCGACGGCGGCGGACTCGAAGTTGTTTCAGTCGAACCTCACACGGCTGGGGATGACGCCGGCCGATCGGTCCCGAGTGAAGGTGGCAGATGCCCCGAAGCGTGAAAGCAAGCTCGCCCAGCTCCTCAAGCGCCCCGCGTAAGCGGCGCAAGGCGGGGACGCCGCGCCGGCCCGATCCGGGTCTGCGCGCCACCGCGTTTTTCGGGGAACTGCGGCACACGAAGGGCGAGTGGGCGGGGCAACAGTTCTGGGAAGCCTACGCGCCGCAGTGGCAGGTGGACTTGGTGCGCCAGGTGTTCGGGACGCTGCGGCCGGATGGGACGCGGCAGTATCGGCGCGTCTACATCGAGGTGCCGCGCAAGAATGGGAAGTCCACGCTGGCGGCGGCGTTCGCGCTGTATCTGCTCTACCTGGATGGGGAGCCTGGGGCCGAGGTCTACTCGTGTGCCGCCGATCGCGACCAGGCGGCCATCGTGTTCGAGCAGGCGAAGGCGATGGTCGAGGCGAGCCCCGAATTGCTGGCCATCTCGGAGATCTACCGCCGGTCGATCGTGGTGCCGGGCACGGGCTCGAGCTACAAGGTGCTGTCGGCGGATGCGCCCACGAAGCACGGCCTGCACGCCCACGCGGTCATCTTCGACGAGCTGCACGCGCAGCCGAACCGCGAACTCTGGGACGTGCTCACGACCTCGACGGGCGCGCGGCGGCAACCGCTCGTCATCGCCATCACGACGGCCGGCTACGACCGGCACTCGATCTGCTGGGAGCTGCACGACTATGCGATCAAGGTGCGGGACGGGGTGATTCAGGACGACAGTTTCCTGCCCGTCATCTTCGCCGCGGATCCCGAGGCCGACTGGACGGCCGAGGCGACCTGGAAGGCGGCGAACCCCTGCTACGGGGTGACGGTGAAGGCCGAGTACCTGGCCGCCGAGTGTGCCCGCGCACAAGAGTCCCCGGCCTACCAGAACACCTTCCGGCGGCTCCACCTCTCGCAGTGGACGGAGCAAGCGGAACGGTGGATCGACCTGGCGCTGTGGGATGCGAACGCCGGCGTGGTCAATCGGGCCGCCCTGGCGGGGCAGCCGTGCTGGATGGGCCTGGACCTCTCCACGACCACCGACCTCACGGCGGCCGTGCTGGTGTTCAAGGGGCCGGAGGGGTTCATCTGCCTGCCCCACTTCTGGCTGCCCGAGGAGTCGCTGGAGAAGCGTGTCCGGCGGGACCGGGTGCCCTACGACGTGTGGGCGCGGGACGGGCTGCTCGAGGTCACCCCCGGCAACGTCGTGGACTACCACTACGTCCGGGAACGGATTCGGCTGCTCGGGAAGGAGTTCCGGGTCAAGGAGGTCGCCATTGATCCGTGGAACGCGACCCAACTCGCCCAGCAGTTGCAGGACGATCGCTTCACGGTGGTCGAGATGCGGCAGGGCTTCGCCTCCCTGTCGGCGCCGACGAAGGAACTGATGACGGTATTGCTGGGACATCGGATGGCGCATGGGGGGCACCCGGTGCTCCGCTGGATGGCGGCGAACGTGACGGTGAAACAGGACCCCGCCGGCAACCTGAAGCCGGACAAGGAACGCAGCCAGGAGCGGATCGACGGGATCGTCGCGCTCATCATGGCGCTCGGCCGGGCGATGGCGAGCCCACAAGGGGGCAGTGTCTATGACACCCGCGACCCGATTGTCCTGGGCTGACCGTTTCTGGGGCTGGCTCGCCACCCGGCTCGAGCGGCGCACTAGCACGCCCGCGAACCCCGAGGCGTGGCTCGTGGACCTGTTCCAGGGCCGCCAGGCCGTGTCGGGGCCGCGCGTGTCGGAATCGACCGCCCTGTCGTGGACGGCACTCGCGGCGGGGGTGCGCTACCTCGCCGAGACGATGGCAATGCTGCCGATTCACGTCTACGAGCGCACTGGCCGCGATGGGCGCACGAAGCGCCAACTCCCCTCCGGCCACCCCTTGGTTCGGTTGCTCACCGACGAGCCGAACGAGGAGCAGACGCCGTTCGAGGTGATGGAGTTGATGCAGACGCATTGCGTGCTGTTCGGCAATGCCTACGCGCAGATCGTGTTCGATGGGGGCGGGATTCCGCGGGAGTTATGGCCCTTGAACCCCGACCGGGTCCAGCTCAAGCGCAACCGCCTGGGCCGCCTCGAATACTGGGTGAGCCTGCCGTCCGACGAACTCGGCGGGGTCGCCGGAATGACCGTGCTGCCCGCGGATCAGGTGCTCCATGTCCGGGGATTCTCGCGCTGGGGTTTGATCGGCGAGCGCATCAGCGCCGTCTTTCGGGAAGCGATTGGGCTGGGCCTCGCGACTGAGGAATTCGCCGCTCGGTTCTTCGGGCAGGGCCTGTCGCCCGCCGGGATGCTCCAGCATCCGGGGCAACTCTCGAAAGAGGCGCAGGACCGGTTGCGGCTCGCCATCCAAAACCAGGTGGGCGGCATCGACAAGGCCCACCGGCTACTCATCCTCGAGGAGGGGATGAAGTGGCAGCAGACGATGGTCGAGCCGGAGAAGGCGCAATTCCTGGAGTTGCGCCAGTTCCAGGTGACCGAGGCGTCGCGCATTCTGCGGATTCCGCCCCACATGCTGTACGACCTGACGCGGAGCACGTTCTCGAACATCGAGCACCAGGGGCTCGAGCTCGTCACGTACACCGTGCTGCCGTGGGCGGTGCGTTGGGAGCAGCGGCTCGACAAGCACCTCGTCTCGGTGCGCTCGCGCAATACGCAGTTCGTCAAGTTCAACATGGCGGCGTTGCTGCGTGGCGATGTGGCGAGCCGGTACAACGCCTACCAGACCGGCCGGCAGGGCGGCTGGTTGAGCGTGAACGACATCCGTGCGCTGGAGGACATGAACCCGGTCGAGGGCGGGGACACCTACCTCGAGCCGGTAAACATGCGCCCGCTGGGATCGGGTGAGGAGATGCCCGTGACCGCGCCTGCGGCGCTACCGCGGCCCCCGGAGGACGATATGGACGACATGGAACCCGAGGCGATGGAGGACGCGGCATGACGTGGCGACGCCAGGATGTGCTGACTTGTGATGTCTGCGGACGGGAGATTGTCTACGAGCGCCCAACTCTCGCCCCGCCGCCGCCGTGCTGACACTCTTATGCGAGGCCCTCGGCGTGTTTGTGCACCGTGAATCTATTGAGTACGCTCTCAGACAATGGATGAAGGACAATCCAATTTTCAATGAGAGCGGCGAGCTGATGCGATTCACGGATGGCAAACCCGTGGCGTTGGTTCACGCTGAAATCTTGGTGGCGATAGCAGAACTACGGCTGGGGCCATTCAGGTGAGTGCCCATGACGGTTACAAGTTCGGTCGAAAGAATAACTCGCGCCGCCGGGTCTGGAATGAGGCGACTCACCGTCTGACACGTCCAGCGCGAGAGGCCGTGGCGCTGTACCTCGCTGGCAGCGATGACCTCGACCGGGCGGTCGCATGTCCGCCGTGGCACCCGAACAACCTGGTGCCAGTGAATCGTGACCGCACGGTGATTCGGGCACTCCGCGCAAGCGGGACGTTGGCGCTCCATGAAATGCCGCTTTCATGGGCGGTGGGGCATTGGCCCTCGCACACGCCGATTGATTTCGTGTGGGCCGACTTCACGGGCGGACTGACGGATTCGGCGAATGCGCTCGTCGAATCGGCACTAATGAGTGCTGCGGTGGGTCCGTGGACCACGATCGCGGTGGCGATGTTGCGGGGGCGTGAATCCGGGGCCGACGGGGAACTGCTGCGGGGGGCCAAAGAGCTCGCGGCGTTCACGCGCCAAACCGCGGAGCCGCAAACGCACCGCGGTGAGTTATGGTGGGACCTCGCCGTCGCCAGGGTTCTCATGTTGTGCAAGCGCCCCGATATGGGGTACTTCTGGTTTTTCCGCCACACGGTGCGCACGGTGCACTGGAGCTACCAGAGCGACAAGGCGAACGGGATGCAGATGTTCGATGTCTCAGTGGGGACGTGGCCGTTTCCATCTCTCAGTGTCCCGACCCCAATATCGAAGCACAACGTCCCAGGGAAGATTGCTGCGTTCCTCGCGCACAGGAGTCGTCGATGACGACGAAGAAGCCGAACCCGATCGACAAGCTGCGGAAGGCGCTGCCGGAGCGCGAGCGCCGCTACGTCCCGGTGGACATCGGCGCCCGCGTCGAGTATCGGGCATCGGATGACGGCACGCCCCGCCTCGGCATGTTCGTGCCATTCAACTCGGACTCGCTCGACCTGGGCGGATTCACCGAACAGATCGCACCGGGCGCGTTCGCCCGCACCATCAAGAACGGCGCCCGCTCCCGCGGGAACGGCGACATCATCGCCCTCTGGAACCATGACCCGCTCTGGGTCCTCGGGCGACAGGCCAACGACACGCTCGAACTCCGGGAGTCGGGCGAGGGACTCGAGGGACTGGTGGCACTCGACGCGACCGACGGGATGCATCAGCACTTCGCTGCCCGCGTCAAGCGGGGCGACGTGCAGGGCTCGTCGTTCGGGTTCCAGACGGTCAAGGACGAGTGGGAGCACCACGATGACGGCACAATCCACCGGACGCTGCTCGAGGTGAAGTTGTTCGACGTGTCCCCGGTGACGTTCCCGGCCTATCCGGCGAGCGATGCCGAGGCCCGGGCGGCGGCCATTCGACCGGCGGCGGTGACGCTCGCCCGGGCGGGGATGGACCTGGGTGAACTGGCCGATGTCCTGACCAGTGCCGGAGCGCACACGCAGGTGCCCCAAGACCGGGCCGCGGAACTGCAGGACTGGGTCGCTCGGCTGCAGGGATTCGTGCCGGCCGCGCCGGTGCCGGAACGGGACTGGGAGTTGATTCTCACCCTGCGTGAACGGCGGCTGGGCATCCGGCGCGAGGCTTGACGGAGAGTCAGCCGGAGGGTTAGGTTTCCCCGCAGTACAACATAGCGGCGCTTTCGGCCCGCTGAGGCTCCGAGCACCCGCGTAAGCGGCCCGCTCGTCACAGCACCCGAGAATCGACGCATCGTCCCACGACCGTGGGGGATGCTCGCGTCTCGGGTGTTTTGCGTTTCTGGGAGGAACCGCGGATGAACAGCAAGGAACTGCGGCAGCGACTCGGCGAGCTGACCGACGCCTCGCGCAAGATCATCGACCGCGCGCACAGCGAGAAGCGCGCCCGTTCGGCAGAGGAGGAGGCCGAGCTGGGCCGCCTCGACGCCGACCTCGACCAGGTCGAGCGGGACATCGACGTCGTCGAGAAGCAGGAGGCCCGCGAGGCCCGGCTCGCGCAGCCGCAGACCCGCGCCATCCGGCCCGGCATCGGCGCCCCGGTGGGCGAGGACGAGGCCGAGGAACAGCGCGCCGCCGTCGAGAAGACCTTCCGCGAGCGGTTCGGTCGCATGGGCCAGCACATCGCCCGTCGGATGCTCGGTAACGCGATCGCGACGAAGGCATACCGCAAGGCGTTCGACACCTGGTTCGTGGCCCCGCGGGGCACGGGCGTCTCGACGCTTACGCCCGAGGAACAGCGCGCCCTGTCGGTCGGCGTGGCCGCCGAGGGCGGCTACACGGTGCCGCAGGAGGAGTTCATCGCCGAGCTGATCAAGGAGGTGGACAACCAGTCCGTCATCCGCGGCATCTCGCGCACCTTCCAGGTGCCGATGGCGCAGTCGCTGGGCGCCCCGACCCTCTCGGCCGATCCGTCCGACCCGTCGTGGACGACCGAGTTGTCCATCGGGTCCGAGGACTCCACGATGGCCTTCGGCAAGCGGGAGCTGCACCCCTGGCCGCTCGCCAAGTACATCAAGGTGTCCGACAAACTCCTGCGGGCGTCGCCGCTCGGCATGGAGACGATCGTGCGCGACCGGCTCGCCTACAAGGTCGCGACGGCCGAGAGCACGGCGTTTAACACCGGCTCTGGCGCGAACGAGCCCCTCGGGATCTACACGACCTCGACGGACGGCATCCCGGTCGGCCGGGACGTGGACATCTCGACCTCGAACGCCTTCGACGCCGACAAGCTGATCGGCGCGCGGTTCACGCTGCGGCAGGGCTACTGGCCGAACGCGCGGTGGCACTTCCACCGCAACATCCTGGCGGCATTCCGCAAGCTCAAGACCACGGACAACTACCTGTGGCAGCCTGGGCTGACGGTGGGCGCCCCGAACACGCTGCTCGACTTCCCGTACTCGGTGGACGAGTACGCGCCATCCGACTCGACGCCGACGGCCGCGCGCTGCGCGATCCTCGGCGACTTCTCGAACTACTGGATCGTGGACGCCCTGAGCGTGCGGGTCCAGCGGCTCGACGAGTTGTTCGCGCTGACGAACCAGGTCGGCTTCGTCGTGCGGCTCGAGGCCGACGCGGCCCCGGTGCTGGGCGACGCCTTCGTGGCCTGCACGGCGACGGTCACCTGAGCCATCGGTGACCGACCCGACCACCTTCACCCTGTGGGAGAGCTGACCATGAAGCGGATGCAGAGCCTGTTCCTGACGGTGGCGCTGATCGGGGCCCTCACGGCCTGGCTCACCGCCACCGGTCCTCGGTCGGACTACGAGTACCTACAGCGGGGCGAACTGGCGTCGATGATCGACGGCAGTGTCAACCTGCCGATCAAGTCGCGCGCCAATGCGGCCGACTCCGGCACGGCGGTGGACATCGCCAACTACTCGGCGGTGGCGGGCGTCGTGGCGACGGGCCAGGTGGACATCACCACCGGCGCCAAGTACGTCGTCCTGCAGGACTCGACGCCGGGAGTCGCGGCTTGGGTCAACCAGGACTCGGTCGCCGTGGACTCGACGGATGGCAAGTATTACGACGTGAACTACAAGGGCAGCCGGCGGTATGTGCGGCTGCTGCAGCGGGCGTCGGGCGCGGCGGGCGACACCATCCAGACGGTCGGGCTGATCGTTCGCAGCGGTCGCCGGGCGCGGTAGGGCAGGCGGCGCCATGCGCGTCCGCCTGTGGCAGGATTGGGGAGATGAACGGCACCCGTGGGCGCCGGCCGGGATCTGTCGTGACGTAGACGACGCCACCGGCTGGCGCCTCGTGTTTGCGGGAGTGGCCGAGCCAATACCAGCGCCGGTGGAGTTCGCGACGATGGCGGATCCCCGGGACCGGGCGGTCACCCCCCGACAGCGGAAACGGAAACGGAGCACGCGGCGATGAGGCCACGGATGACCCTCGTCACGGGTCCCACGGTGGAGCCGGTGTCGGTGTCCGAGATGAAGGACGACCGGCGGATCACGGACGACCCCGAGGACGCGCTCTGCGATTTGTACCTGAGCGCGGCCCGGCGGGCCATCGAGTTGCGGACGGGCCTCGCGCTGGTCACCCAGACGTGGGAGGCGGCCTATGACTGCTGGCCCACGGCGACGGACCTGAACCCCTGGGGTGGGTTCGTGGTGCCGCGCCCGCCGCTCCAGAGCGTCACGTCCATCAAGTACATCGATGGGGACGGTGTGGAGCAGACCCTGGCCGCGACCGAGTACACGGTGAATACGCGGGCGTTCCCCGGTGAGATCGTGCTGGCGTATGGCAAGAGTTGGCCCACCATTCGCGCGGTGCCGAATGCCATCGTCATCCGCTTTGTCGCGGGATTCGGTGCCACCCCTGAGAGCGTCCCGGAGACGCTGCGGGACGCCATTCGGCTCGAGGCGGCGGACCGCTACGTCTATCGGACGGACCTCCAGCAGGACGCGTTGGTCAGCCGCGGGGCGGTGCAGCGGCTCCTGGCGAACGAGATGGCCTACGTCGTATGAGGGCGGGCTTCGAGGCGCAGGACCAGCGGTTCACGCTTGAGGATCCGGGCCAGACGGTGGGCGGGTGGGGTGATGCGACGCCGGCCTACACGACCCGGGCGACGCCCTGGGGGAAGCTGGAGCAACTGTCGGGCGTCAACCGCGGTGGGGTCGTGGCTGAGGCCACGCATCGCATCACCTTGTGGCAGTGCCGCACCGAGTTCGACGTGCGGTGG